AGATGTAGAGAGGTCTCGTGGGCTCGGAGATGTGTATAAGAGACAGGAGCCATACTTTTTAGCGTCTTTAATTGCCTCATCAATAATTGCTGAATGTAACAGTGCCTCCTCTGAATTGTTGTCGTTGTCGAAAACGCTGTGCTTCATGGTTGGTTCTCCTCCTTCATCTTCGTCGTCTAATTCGCCTTCACTAGCTGCTCCAACTAGTGCATATAAAACTTTCTGCTGCTCTTCTGTCATAGAATTAATGACATCTTCTACTGTTTTGTCGCTCTGCTGCTGAGTCGGCTTCTGATTGTTATCTGGCACCTTTGTATCTCCTTCCTTTGGTGCATTTGTCTTATCATCTGAATGACACAGGATAGTAATAGGTAAATTGCCATTGTAAATAAAACCTTCACCTGCCTCTGGATCGTCACTGTGGGCTAATACCCAGTCAATCTGAGCACCATCATTCGCCCCAGCGTGGACAAGACTTAATTCTCTGATAACGCCATGTAAGACTTCATTGCCCATCTGTTTAAGCTTGTTTGCATAAATAGAAAGTGATGAAATATCACCATGCTGAACAATCTCCTTTGCCATCTTGGCGTTTTCGCTGTTATTAAATTTGCAATATGCATACACACCGTCAGAACGATTTTCCAAATCAGCGTGTCCAATGACATCACTAATGTCCTGATGGTCATGATTCCAAAGTAATGGAATACGGCTTCCATCCTGGGCTTTGAATGCATCACGTTTAATGATTCTTCCATCACTGCATAAAATGTCATTCATTGTTGCATAGCCTGCAAAGTCATAATCATTTGGATTGAATCCCATTTTGATGTTTTCCTCCTTGTTTTATTAGTAATCAGTTCCATAGTCGTAATCTTCATCTGGGTCTTCTTCTGTAGTGGATGCAAAGTCCTGGTTTTCGCCCGGATTAAGATTCTTATTACGAAGTTCATCTGCCTGAGGGTCATCAACCGGCTTCATACCGATGACTGCACGCATCTCGTTAGTAGACATGATTTCGTTACGTGTGAATTTGTCTGCAATATCTGCAATGTTGTTAACTGGAACTAATTTGAAAGCGTCCCTAAAGAACATGATCGTTTGCCCTCTAGTTCTTGCATTTTTAGATAAGAACTTTCTTTTGAACTCGTCTGCGATTGCAGATGCGATAGGTTCAATAGTTCTGTTATTGTAATTAAGCATGGTCTGCTCGTCTGCAGTGCCATCCATTACACTCGTTGTAATACTCAACTGGCTATATACCATGTTGATAAGTAGCTCGATTTGTTTAAGGAGATTGTTCTCCAAAGACCTATTTAACTGGGTTATGTGCTCTGTAGCATCGAGGTATGCTATTCCATACTTTGAACCAGTTAACTGCTCTTCGATCTCTTTTCGGCGTTCCTCTATCATGGCTTTCTTTGCCGGGGTTTTAACCGTATATGGAAGCTGTATGATAAGGTCTAGCTTGTCTGAGCCATTGTGCTCATCAATTACATCCAACAGATTTAACTTTCTGATAAGTCGTTGAACTGATGAATTTGGTTCATTCGTAATTGCATAGAATGGGTTCTCTATAATGGCCACGTCGGACTTCGGTAAAATAACTTCTTCCTTATGCCCAGTTCGGTCATTGTATAATCGAACTTTTACATGGCGTGGATACCATTCAACAATTTTTCCGGTACGCATAGTGTCAATAATGTAACTGTCTGTATTATTCGGGTCATCGGTTGTATCTACTGGTACGACAGCCACGACACCTTCATCAAACATGGACATAACAATATCCTGCTTTAAATTTCTACCGGTTTGGTCAATGTTTGCACTTAGTGTCAGGCAATCATTAAGACCCGACGATATGGTGCTTTTGTATCGTTCGTTTGCATCTAATTGGCAATGCTTAATATCTAGCGCTGCTACATCCATTGCAATACGATTGAAAAGCGAATTGATAATCGAGCGTTCGTTTCCTCTTGTGAACTTGGCTCGCCCTGGGTTTATTCCGGAGCCGTTTCCAATATCTCTGTATTGAGTTGGTGCTCTATTTAAAAATGCGTTCCAGGCATGTTTCAAACGTGTGCCTACTGATAATGCCATTTCTTTTCTCCTTTAAATTTTGGTATAAAAAAAGAACCCTTACGGATTCTGATACCATTTTGAATTATTTAATAATTCATGTTGCCACATAAATATCCTTTGCTATCCAGCATTTTTAAGCTTCTCAATATATGCTTTACCAGCAGATGTATATTGAATAGGCAGTGAATTAACATCTACGTTTCTAAACGATTTGTCTATTGCTTCCTGCCATTTTTCAGCTTTATGCTTAGATCTTAAATACTTAGATTCTGCTGCTCCCGCTTTAGCAGCTCTGTTCTCATATGTGGACTTGTATTTATCTGCTTTTCTTTGAGATTTCATGAATTTAGCCTGATATTTATCGGCCTTTCTCCTAGAACGCTGATACAGATCATCCGATATACTTGTACGAATCAATGGGTTGGCATGTTTATACATTTTATCCAATGCCTTGCTGCTTTTGTAATGCATCTTATCAGCTTTAGCCTGATACTTTTTATACTTAGCAGAGGCCCCATTATTGGCCTTTATTTTGGCTTTCTCATACGCAATTCTATTCTTATCTGATTTCGAATTTAATGAATTACGTTTATTTATGGCTTTAGCATAGGCTTTAGCCGGATTATGTATTACGCCCCACTTCATACCAAGCTTACCATAGTGCATAAGCTCGTCTGGGGCTAAGTCGTAATAATCGTAATTGTATTGCCACATAATTTATCCTTCCTTAAAAATATAGTATTGACATACTCACGTGATTTGGCTATGATTGATTATGGAGATATTAGAGTCTTCAAATAACATAGAAAGGAGTATGAGAGTATGAACGTTAAACGATTAACTGCTGCATACAAAAATGATGCTGGCAAAATTGTACGCGGCAATGCAGCATTAATGCATAACATTAATATTAATGGCGGTATAAAAAATATTGTCGATAATGCCGAGCTCAATGGAATTCTTAAATTTGCCGGCCTTAATATTTTAATGTATTGCTGTCTAAAACTTGAGGATTTCTTAGATAAGCCATCAAAAATTCAACAAATTATTGATGAATGATGCAATCAAATTTATGTGAACTGTTTTATGGAGAAAATTTTATATGAAGATTAACGAGCAATAAAGCCTGTACTTAGATTAAGTATGGGCTTTACTTCTATTTATTCCTCCTAAAATGCATCTAAGTTACGCTTGTATGCCACAAATGCATCAAGCATAGCTGCAACGTTATCAATCTTGTGTTCTCTTCGTTTCTTGTAAAGCTTACGGTTACCATTTGTATCTTCAAGAGTAATAGCATTACCCATTGTGTACGACATGATTTGCTCATCAAATAAGAGCATTCGTTCACCAGCAAGATTCTTTAACTCACCTAGTGGAACGGACTCTGTTCGCGCTCCCTGCTGCACTTTCTCTATACCAAATGGACCATTTTCTCTCTCCCATCTTTCCACAAATTCCTTTGCGTAATATGGATCATATCCAAAGCATCGAACATCATACTCATTCTTAGTTATATAAGCATCTACATCGTCAAAGACATTCATCAAGTCAAGGATTGTGCCTTCCATAACTATCAAACTGCCCTCAGCAATAAATTCATCATATTTATCTTTAAGCGCTCTTGGTAATCTCGAATATGACAAGGTTGTAATATAAGAACGTGTCTTAATTCCAAACTGTCCATTGCCAATTGGGAACATAAATGTAAATGCACAGAAGTCATCGCCCTGGGACATGTCAGCTCCCATAGAACACGCCATCTGCCAATAGCTTCTCTTCCGATGTACAAGTGTTTCAGCATAAGTGAAGAAATATGTGTAGCCTTCCATTGGTATACCAAAACGTTTAGCAAGAATATCATTCCTTGCTGCGGGATTGGCTTCTGCTTTCTCGACATCAGACTGATAAGTCTCATAAGATACAGTGATACCAATGTTAGGATTTGCTTTCATCCAATAACGTGGGTCGTTAACTTCCTTAATATCATCCAGCTTGTACCACCAGATAGAAGTATGTGGGGCTTTATAGTCACCTTTAAGGATGCTCATTAACTCCATTTTGATTGTATCGCCGGAACCATTTCTGACAGTTCCTTCTGAGCTGATAGCCACTATCAGATAGTCATCGTTTGCTCCTCCGCCTTGCTCTTTTGCAGCTCCCTGCTCAATCGCTCCAACTACATCCTCTCTTACATCACCAGAAAGCCACTCATCAATTGTTGCAACTTTTACTCGCAATCCTTGAAGCTTATCAATTGTCATTGGACGAACTTCAAGTAGTGAACCAGTCAGGAAATTCTGAATTCCTTTCTTTGTAGGACAGAGTTTTTGCCTGTTGGCTTTTGAACCTGTTGTGTTGTTGATTGAACCATCTGTAAGAAATGTATACAGTGGGCCTCTTGAACGAGTGATTGCAGTACGAATTGGTGACATAACCTCTTCTGCCTGAGGCATAGTTGGTGCTGTTGTAATCTGATGCGATGAAGTTTTGTCAATACATAGAAAATAGTTTTGTATACATGATGCATACATTGATTTAGCGGCTCCTCGTGCAACAATTAAATATTGCTTTTTAATGAGTCGCTTCTTGATTGTCTTAGTGACATAGTGCATGCCGCCTCGACCATCTGGCTCCGGTATAGTTTTCTCTACAAACTCATACCAGCCAAATATAGACTCTGCCCAAAGTTTGAACGAGTCAAGTAAGTGTAAGTCTGAACCGTCTGTTAAAACCAGCTCGTTCTCACAGAAAGCTATAAATCCGTTTATCGCTTTGTCGTCATAGTAATATTGCGGATCAGCGATTAGTTCGTCAATTCGTTGCATTTCCATGGCGATTTCATTAGATATCGGGATTTCACCTCTAATTACAGCATCTCTAAATTGGCCGTAATAGTAAGGCACAGCCGTATTAGATAATGCCATTATTGTTCACCTACCTATGTTTATCTTCTAGCAAGTATGCTATATACTGTCTTCCAGTCTCGCATGTTCCAGATGGAATATCTTCAACAGCACCTCTAAGAATATCATCAGAATTTGTGTGCTGAGACGTTGTTCTGTTTGTCTCATGCTTATTGCTCTGCTCTTCTTTTCGAGAATTCGACTGCTGTTGATTATTCTTGTCAGACTGTTGTTGGGTCGCTGCTGCGGAACGAGCTTTAGCATTGTCAATCTTTCTTTGATTTTCAATGATTTTCCACTGATTTTCTAAATCTCTAGCCTTATCTGCAAGTATTTGAGATTGAGATTTAGTGGACTGAGAATTAAGACCTAACTTGTTCCTCACATTCTTTTCAACGTAATCGCCAAGTATCCGTGTTCCACGTTCAACAGCCATGTCCGTTAAGTTTCTACTTAATTTCTGTGTAATTGCTTTGCCTTTTGAAACTTTGGCTGGCTGCAAGCTATTTAATTCATTTTCAAGTCTGATGCGTTCAATTCTTTTACGAATCTGAGCATCAGTCATTTCGTTTACTGGTTTAGACCCTTTGCTTTTTGTTGGATTCCTACGAAGCTGCTTACCTGTTAGCCTGGTATAGTCATCCTTCATTTTCTTTGCTTTTCGTTTACCCAGATAATTCAAGCTTCCATCTTTTTTCGTAAAAATATGCTGATACCATTTCATACCTTTACGTCCAGAATGCTCCAGTTCATCAGGAGCTAATAGTGCGTCATAATTGTATTGCCACATTTATTCCTCCTGTAACAATTTGACCTTTTCACTCATTCGCCATTCAAGTTCTGTAGCATAGTTTTTACTTGCTTCTAAAACTATCGAGCTTGTTGGTGGGTCAAATATGATTTTTACTTTTGTGCCTGTGTATGTTCTTGCTAAATTAGCCAAGGCCACGTTGTCCGGTATAAAATCTGCCCATGTGCTTGTGTCATCAGAAATTGTGAATCCATCTTTTCCGATTCCAATATCATTTAATATTGCAAGCTGTGCATTTATGTACATAACTAAGTCTTCATCAAAGCTTGTACATTCCGGAGCTACATTGACCTGCTTCTTTACAGAACCTAAAATGCTTTCTATTAAAACATCATTCATTATCGTATCTCCTATTGTTTCCATGGACAGGTATCGTTTGGTGTTCGTTCTATAGGTGCAATAACAGCATTTGAAATATCTCCATAATGAATCAGATTGTGAGTGTTAAGGCAACAGCATATAGCATTATCCATATTCAGCAATTTCTCCAAATTCCTTGCTTGTATGTCTTGAGGAGTTATAGGTTCAATATGATGAATATAAATTCCGTTGTATATCGTAAAACCGTCAATACCTAAATCACATCCATTATCGCGCAATATAACATTACGCCGGAAATGCTTCCATTCTGGAGACCTGTAGAAAGTTTGGTTTAGCCATCTGCTTCCTCCAAAGGTCTCGTGTCCAATAACGGATTTGAAAGAAAGATATGCTAAGCGCTCTTCAAAAGTTGAAAGTTGTATAAGTTCTGAATATGTTTTCATATGTCAATGTCGTCTCCTGGGTCATCTTCACCAGAATATATGCCCATCGCACGTATTGCATTCTTGTACATATTCAATTGCTCATCTGCTGACTTATACGCCTGTGTTTTTGCACTTATCAAATCTTTCTGTTCACCCATTATGTCTCGTTCAAGTCTTTCTTTAGAAGAACCTATCTTCAAAAAATGTGTAATGACCTGAGCTGATGCTGTTCCTTCTAATAATTGCTTCTCTGCGAGATCCATAGCTGCTGCCACCATACGATTCTCCCGCTCTTCTAATGAAGCTGCAGGTTTTCTGTCTTCTTTTTTAGGCATTACTATCTCATCTCCTATTGTTCACATATGTTTATATAGAGTTGTAGACATCTTTATAGAACATACAAACCTGTTTTATACCTCTTTTTCGAGCTTAAAGAGGCTATGTGAACATTTGTTTGCACCTGGGTACCAGATGAAAGGAGATAAAATACCGATAAGAGCTTGTATGTTCTATAAAGATGTCTACGAAAATATGCACCGGGTCCAAATTGCTTTTCAAAAATATCCCTCCGGAGATTTTTTTAAGACGGCCGCGATGCAGTAGGGGGTGTCAATTTTCAGGACCCCCTCCCCTATCAAAGCCGGGACTCATCTGTCCCAAACTACTGATAGAGGTAATAATATTCAATTTTATTTATTTATGATGATTCTTCTGATGAATACATCATTTTCTTTGCATAATCAGCAAACTTTTGTGCTGTTTCTTTATTAACTTTCACATAATTTCCTAACAAATCATACTTAAGAATCTCATTCATTGCTTCATCAATTTCAGAATCATTAAAAGACTTTGATAAATTGTCAGAAGTTACACAAATTCTATCTAAGTAAGAACAAGTGTTATAACCTTGCAACGAATCGAACATTTGCCATTCATCAAACTGTGTGAAAGGATTGTAAGGATTGTCAGAAGTTGTTAACATCCAATCATTTGAAACTGTTTCCATTGCTTTGTCCTTTCATTAATTACAAGTACTTAGAAACTGTGCTTGTTGAAACACCCATTGCAGCCGCAATCTCTGCAATAGTGAATCCGTTTGCACTATAAGACTTAATACGACTAACCTTTGCATCACTAAGTGCATTTGTTTGTTTCGGTAGAGCTCTTTGCTTTAAAGCATCTTGATCACAATTCTTGAAAATTTGTAACTGTTTACTATTACTTATAGCACCTGCTTGAATGGCTTCCCATTCTTTATCATCAATAACTATGTTTGGCTTCTTAGCTCCATATGTAGCTCTAGCTGTGGCCAATGCTTGTGATTTAACTTTCTTAAGTTGATCCTTATTTTCTTTGTCTGTCAGGGAAGGGCTCTGTTCCTTCTTTTCTTTCACAATTATGTTTGCATATAACTGCGCCTGGCGTTCTTTAGGGGCATTCTGTAAAGCTAATTTAAGTTTAGCGTCCAGGGAAGCACACTGTTCAGCATACTTCTTCTTAGCCTCAGGGGAGTAGGTGGCACTAGGGGTATTCAGTAGGCTTAATCTAGCCTGATTACCTAATGCCTTCTGCTTATTAGCATAGTCTGCATAAGCTAACTCTTTCTGATCATGTTTGTCACCGACAAGAGCCATAGCATCCTTAGCCAGCTCCATCTTAGGTACCGAAGTGGTACGTAGGGAGGTTACTACCTGGGTAGTCCCATTCTTTAGGGTCTTAGTGGTGGTATATGTAGACCCAGTCTCGGTGTACAGTTTCTCTCCTGTCTTAGGGTCTATGTAATGTTTAGTAGTTTTGCCAGTTGCTGGGTCAGTAATGTACTTACCTTCCTTTCTTTCTGGCACTGTCCTATCTTCCGACTTAGACCTTGAGATAATAGTTGAAGCTCCGCCTCCGCTTTGCCACTTCTTCTTAAGTTCATCGATACCATTATCAATTGCACTCTGCTTGTAGTCCAACTTATGTTTTTCAGAATCGATAACAACCATCGAATGCCTAACGGCCCTTTCTATTTCGTCGGTTGGTGCGCCCTTTAATGTCATGTCTGTAATAAGGTTCGATACCACACCCATCTGCTTCTGTTTGTATGCAGAAGTAATAACCTTTGCGCCATTGGCAAGCTGCTCATCCGTGTACTTGTACTTCTTTGGGTCGAAGTCTTTCAATCCTTCAAGAGGTTTATCATGTTTGATTCGTACTGATGAACCACGATTATTTGCTGGTATAACCATGACGGTATCTCCGTCAAAGTCTGCACCTGACAGTATACCCGCTACATGCGAGTTAATACCGACAGCATCTTTTGCATTACCCAATGCTTTCTTTGCTTTAGCTTGATTGTTGTTGACTGTGAGCTCTGGTATCTCGAACGTTCCTCCATGAGGGTAACGAACCAGGCAAACTTTTTCACCATTCTTATAGTTTGGAGCATAAATCTCCTTATCGCTCATTGATGGGATTGGTAGTATTACTTGCATAGCCTGCCTTGGTAAGGCTGCAGCTTTCAAGTGAACCGCTGAGGCATCACAGTCATCTGCAAATGATTCCAACAATGTCTTTTTAAGAGCTGGGTTCTGCAATGACATGATTTCATTGTATTGTGTCTTCTTCTCGTCATAAGCTAAGTTGAGCTGCTTCTTGATAAGCGGCAAGTCCTGCTTAGATAAGAATTGAGATGACAAAGACTTTGCATACTCTGACCAGTCACCTTCTTCTCTAAGCTTGTTGACTGGTGACAAGCTGTAACGAGGCTCATCTTTCTTCGTAGATTTAGTAGCTTCTGAATATGACTCTCCAACCTTGATGTACTTTCCATTTGGGTCAGAATAATATCGTTGACCGTTGGCTTTTATCAAAGCTCCGAAAGGATTATCCGGATCATCTTTAATCTTCTTAAAGACGTCTTCCGGTGGTGTACCTTTCTTTTTATTAGTGTTGAATATGATGTCTACTCCATTAGGCATCTTATCTGGTGAATACATAGCCATACCTTTAAGGTAATGTGTTCCATTAACCATAATACGAACCTGTGCATAGTTGGAATTACCTAAAGAAATATCATCAACACCTCGTCTAATTTCGATTGTTCCATCTCTATCAATACCACCATCTTCTGCATAGCGAATCATTACTCGCTTACCGTTGATGCTTGTAGGCTGTCGAACTACATCAAAGTGAGCACCGCCATCTCTTGAATATTCGGTGACAGTATGAATCTTGTCCGGGTTGTGAATAACATCAGACCATTCTGTTCCGGGAGGTGCTAATACTTTAACAGTTGTATACTTTCCTGGATTGCTAACTTGAGGTACTTTTACTTCATGAGTTACATAACCTTGGTCCGTCAGCATGGTAACTGCATTCTTAAGTCTTGTTGCTGATACATTCATATCGATTTCTACACCAGAACCGATATCAATATATCCTTTATCATCAACATTCTTCTTAAGTACATCAGCAGTTGTTTTGGTTAGGCTTGCCTTTTCTTTGGCTTTCTCGTCTAACCATCCTCTAACCGATGATTCATTCTTACCCATAATACGACCAATTTCAGAAGCTCTGTAACCTTTTTCCTTAAGAGTTTGAGCCTGCCTGATATTGTTAGCTCGTTCCTGAGCTACAGCATTAGCTTTTAACTCTCTAAGTTTAGTTGTCGACACTCCCATGCATTGAGCTATTTCTTTTTCAGTCATGCCTTCTTTTTGAAGCTCTTTGATGTAACCCAATGTATCTTTTGATCTCTGAGGATTTTCACCTGAACCTTTACGGTATCTACCAGAACCTGTTGGTGAACCGTCATAAGGCTGTTTGGTGCCATAGTGCATTAGCTCTTGTTCCATCTCACATTTCCTCCGAAATCAAAAAGTTTGTTAACATCTTGTCGTAAGCTACGATTCTATCCATAATAGGCAGAATATCGTCAGCTTCTGGTATTGTGACTGACACTTCATTGCTCTGATAAATTCTCAGTTCAATATCTATGCAGCCTGGTTTAAGTTTTTCCTGCAAACAATAAAGACTGGCATATGTCAGAAGCTGCTCAATATGAACAGGTGACAGTCCAGTCTTTAAATCAAATATCATGAGTTTATTCTTTGAGAATTTGAGCGCGTCAGCATGACCAAATATAGGTGGCAGCTTACCACGGCTCTTAAACTCTGCTAAAGGTGTTGCAGAATATGATACTGGAACTTCCGTGTCCATACGGAATCCAATAGCATCATTTGTGTAAGTCATAAGATTCGGGAATATACGGTCAACGTAATACGCGACTACGTTTTCAGGTATTCCGTGAATCAGCAGATGCTTACGTACTTCCTTCTTGTCAGACTTTAGTATCTTAATACGATATCTAATTGCATTCTCTGCATACTCGTGAATTAAAGTTCCGACTTCCTGAGCGTATCCAGAACATATCATTCTGAAAATATCATCAGGTGTCAGATTCTTTGTTGCCCAACGAGTTGCCTGACTTGGTGGAAGTTTGGCATGCTTACCTTTTAGCATGTCCGAATACATCATCAAGCTCATCTAATATCTCCTCCTTATTCTCTGGATAGATAAATCTTGCGAAAGACATATCGTTCCATTTGTTCACATAGTAATCTTGATTTGGTCTATGACTTGCTTTGCTCGATTGCTTGCACTCAAGAGCAGCCCACTTGTCATTATGAAGAATTAAAAGGTCCGGGGTACCTTGTCTATACCCTGCATCATTCTTCATAACAACGCATCCGTCATATCTGGATTTTATTTCTTTAATCAGACCTGACTGGAATTTGCTTTCTAACATAATTAGCTCCTTTCGTGCGCGCGTAAAAAAAATAAGAGCAACCAATTATGGTCACCCTCTCATTATAGTGTGTGTTTTTTACGCGATTGTGGTTCCGTTTTTTGGTGGCTCAAATTTAACAGGATTCTCAAAACGAAATCTAAATACGTCAGTTGAAACATGCAGAATATTTGCGAATCGAGAAATTGTATAGAAGTTAGGAATGCGTACACCATTAATATATTCGCTGATTTGTTTTTGTGAAACTCCAGATGCGATTGCTAACCGGTGTTGCGTCATAGCATGCATGTACATATACTTTTGTAGCTTGTGTCCAAAATACTCATTCATCTTCTCTTTGCTCATTGGAAGCTTGCCTATCTTGAACCATGTCTCCTCCATGTAATAAAATATTTCATAAGTGCCATCATAGAATTGAAACGTAATAGACGCTTCTTGCCAATTTAAAGAATATGCTTTTATTCGTGAAATATACTCGTCATCGCAGTAGCATATGAGCCTGCGCCAAATATCTTCATCCATTTGTTTTACCTCCTTAAAAATATGCTTGTGGCCACTTGCCCACTTTTAAAGCCCATTTATTTCTATATAGGTAAAATATTACATATATATAATATTTTTCAATTTTTTTGTCCGATTAAAGAAATAAAGTGGGCAAATGGCCACAACACCCCTCAAACCCGCATAAATACTGGATTTCTTTGTGGCCACTTTGGTGTTTAAAAGTGGGCAGAAGGTGGGCAAAGTGGCCAAAAAGTGTCCAAAATTGTCATTTTTCAACTTTTCAATTTACCCTTGTGGCCACCAAAGTGGGCAAATGGCCACTTTTAAAAACACTGATTTTTACTAAAAATGGCCAAAAATGTCCACAAAAATCACTAAACAACAGGTATCAAAAATGGTTTTCCGCACAACTTTTTGATACGTAAATCGCCAGCAATCAGGTCATTTTTGTTAACGCATCTGACATAATCTCCACCTTTTCCATGCACCAAAATCCTAAAATATCGAGGGTATTCTCCTATCAAATAACCCTTAAATTTCTGGCTTTCGATGTCAATTTTACTGGCTCCTGGGTACTGTTTTCCGCATGAAACAGCTACTAAATCACCAATTTTGCAAGTCTCAGTGACCCTTTTTACTGCCAAATATGCGTTCAAAATAGCACCATTTCGCTTCTCAGCAACCGAAGATGACCAACCATCCTCAGCTTTTCCAGACTCATATACGTTAGTTTTACCTTTTCTGCCCATTTATTTATCCTCCTTTTCGCAGATATCATTAATTTTCTTCACAAATTCCGGGTGTTTTTGCCCATATTTGTACATGTCACACACTTTTGGCTCGTAATATAGCTCCGCACCACATAATGGACACTTGTTTCCCGGCTCATCCAGCCCAACTTCCCTACCACAAAGCTCGCAATAACCCCTAATTTTGCCATTCACCTTCAAATACGGCCCTGTAATATCACTTTTCATGATCAAATTTCCTCCTTAGAAACTCGCCAATTTTGTTTCCAGCTACAATAAATAGCCATATAATCAGTGCAATAATGCCAAAAACAATAAGCAAAGGCCATAATAATACTGTAACTATGAACACAAATTCACTAATTTCAACTTCGAATGCAGTCAACCCGCTTATAATTCCAAATCCAATCGCCAAATATAGTATTAAAAGTACTGTCTGAATCATAAAATCCTCCTTAAAAAGCTCATAATTTTAGTTCCAAGTGCACCTATTCCACATATAAAGCCTTTAATTACCCAAATAACCACTGGTAAAGGCCAGAAAAGTGTTATGAAACCGAACATAAATTCATCGACCCACTCTACATCTTCCTGCATATGTCCGGCAATCTGCAATCCAATGCCTAAATACAGCAAACAAATACCAAAATAAATCATAATTTCCTCCATTTCTTAGTAAAAAATCACAAAAAAATAGGACCTGTTTCTTTCAACAAGCCCTAAATTTGATTATTTCTTCAAACACTTTGACATTTCTTCTAAAATATCTTTAGCGGGACCGTTATCACAACTCTTGCTCATTTCACCTATGCACTTGACAATTGCAGTCATCTCAATAGCCTTGCAAATCCTTCCAACAAGTCCGCTTAAACATAAATACACCAAAATCACAACAATTGCTACGTTTAATACATCCTGAAAACTCATTACTTGCACCTCTTTCTTCCTTATTATAATAGCTTCGTACCGGACAATTTTGATAAGTTATCAAATACATCCCATGACTCTTTATCCATTTCTCTGTTTGATGCAGCCTGTGCCTTTTCTTTCGCCGTAGCAATTCTCTCTAATGACTCAGAAATGCTATCCAAGCTCTTATCGATACTGACCATATGCATCTCCATACACTTCTCATATTCTGTTACCATATAAATCAATCCTCCGTAAATCCTAAAATAAAATAAAAACTAACTGTCAATATCCACCAATCTGGGTTATATGAATGCAAATGCAATAGCCCACACAATGCATTAATAAATATTATCCCCGCAATCCATCTTAATTTAGTCATAAAGCTCTGCCTCATCATTCGTAATCATTACATCTACAGTTACATCCATCGCTTCATTGATTGACATTTTTATCACCCCACATTCAAGATATTTATCCGATACTGCATCTTGAAACCCTCGAAATATAAGTGCTATTTCATCATTATTTGTATTAATGAGTCTGACATCATTGTCAATGTAGCCTAATACGTCTTTTAATTTAGTCATCTTATTGCCTTCTTTCTCAGAATTAAGTCCATTCATCACTTACTCGCCTCCAAATTTCCAACAAACTCAACAGTTTCCGTTCGTAATGAAACCCAATATCGCTTACCTTCAAAGTCTACATAATCACCGTCATAGTTGTAATCCTTATCCGGCTGCGATGCATAAGACATTATTCTGATTTTTGTTGTATTGTTCATATTTTCTCCTTTTTCTTTTTCTTTTTCTTTTCTCCATAACTGCAAAAGTCATCTAAAAATATACCCTTGCCCCATATAGTGCACCAATATCCACTAGACCTAAATCTACAGTCCCAGCAATGACATTTAGCTTTAGGTACTGTTGCAGGAGGAATATGACGACGAATCTTATGAGTTAACTTAAGTATCAAATCCACCATCAACCACCCTGCAATCCCAATCAACACGATTAAAAATATCATGTCAAAAACATAATGTACGCTCATTGCTCTTTATCTCCTTTCAAATAATCAATCTCAAACTGTATAAATTGCTGAGCTTTCTTCAAATCCTGAATAATATCATCCTTATGTCCAGCCCTTGAAATATACTTAATTGCCGAACCCAGATTAAAATTTAAGCCCCAGCTTCGAATAACATCTTTCGGCTCAGGGCTTAGTCTTTTATAGTGTTCTGGCGATATAGGATTCGGGTTGATGCATATATTATCTGAAATATTGTAATCAGGAACTTTTACAACGTCATCAGCATTAAAACAGTCTACATTTTTTACTCTTTCCATAATACGAAACTCATTGTCACATAATGATAAATTACCGCATATAGTTACACGCGGTATTCGTGCTATCTCTTTTGATGGCATGTTTTGTATGAAATCATTTATTTTTTTGCCTACTTCCAAGCAGTAATGTTTATCCGGGTCGACTAAATTACAGCGTTTTTGTATAATAATGATAAAATAGTCTGCCAATTCATTATAATTCCATACTTTTAGTTCGCTTAATATTGCATCTGTGAATATGCACTCCCATTTATATTGTTTATCTCTCATCTATTTTTCCTCCTAACAATCTATAAGACTTTTTCGTACTTGGTCTATGATGCGCCGACTAATTATTTCTGATGGTACCAATTCAATTTCGGAAGAACTAATACGTATGCTCACTGCCATATTTGTTTCGAGATTTCGGGACTTAATAACAAAAGCACTCAGAAATGGCTCATAACATACGTTAAATTCAATAGGATATTCAGCACACAATTTTAAAAGTTCTATCATTTATATTCGCCTCCATTATTCTTAACAGAATATAAAAAAAAAGAAAGAGCCAGTCCTAAGACCAACTCTCCTCGTTTTCGATAAATCGCAATACTTCATTTAATGATATTTTTTGAGCAATATAACATTTTTTACTCATATCTTCATATCCATCTGCTTTATCATCAGGAATAAGGTCTATTAATTCCTGAATCAATGATATCTTGTTTTCGATATGTGATTTTATCTTTGCATATTGCTTCTTTCTTAAATATTTTTTAAACACAGTATCACTCTCCTTTCACTATAGGCCATGTTTTCTACGCGATTTTACTTTTTTCTCCTTATTGTTGCCTAATAAGATATAATAATGTAAATGCTAGTCCCATAATAGCAGCCGTCATGATATTTCTTGTAATATCAAATAGAGCCAACACAAGCCATACGCATAATGAAATTCCGCCCCAAAATATACAAAATACAGCAATAAGTGCAAGACCAAACCCAGCAGATGCAATAATACTGGCTAGAAATTCTATGATTCTTTCTTTCATTTTTTTTCTCCTTAACAAAATATAAAAAGAAAGACCCAGATTTTACTCTGAGCCTTTAATCTTTATTTCTTAAAGTGATGCCAAGTTTTTAAACTAGTAGGCTTGTATTCAATTAAACCAATTTCATGCATGTATATTTCCTCTGCAAAGAGAACTCTCCGCATGATAAATATAGGTATCCACGGAAATTTCTTCTTGATTAGATGCATGCAATCTACGGTATCATAGATTATAGCCTTTTTCATATATATCACTCTCCTTTCACTATAGGCCATGTATTCTACGCGATTTTACTTTTCCTTAACCCAAGTCTCTCTAACCGGGTAAATATACTTACTTTCCCAATCCGGGCAGAGAGTATGTACGCAAGGCTTTTTATTGCCAAGCCTACATTTTCCTCTCCACCAGAATCGGCATGCTTTAGTGTTTAACATTGTACCACTACGTCCGCATTTTTGTGTACTTTCCCATAATTGTCTATTACACAATCTGCTGGAACATGATAAGCTTTAATGTCATATCTATTTGCAGTCATTCTTTCAGTATAGCAGCCATTCCAATCATAGTCATTTTCAATTCCAATGAAAATATCAGCCTCAGATAACTTCTCAAGTGATTTGCCAAGATACCATACTGGTGAATGTACATTCTTTGGTGGATCATCTTCAACATAACTATCAATAAGCTCTAACTCCTCGCCTTCGTATACCTCAGCAATTTTCTTCATCTTCTGAATACTAGCTTTGATTTCTTCCTCTGTTCTACCTTTCATAGGTACGCTTACAAATAATTTTTTCATAATATTTTCCTTTCTGTTAATCGTTCCAGTCATCGCAATCGTATTTATAAGAATATGGTTTTCCGTCACCAACAATGATACTATCTAAACAATTAAGATTCATCAGTTTACTTAATTTGTGTATAATATTAAATGTATCATCATCCGTTTGTGACGGATATGTACTCCCTGATGGGTGGTTATGTACAATTATAAAACTGCTTGCTCCGGTCAATAAGACTCTTTGAAATATAGAAACCGGACTGCAATTAGCATCAGTCATACTACCATGCGATACTTCAAACACTGCATTTGGTACTAATTTAGTGTTTAAACATATCAGCCAAAGATGTTCCTCGACAAGATTTTTAGCATCATATGCTGCATCCATGAATTCGTCTACGATTCCCGGACATGTTAATCCTTTATATTTTAAGCTTGGAAAGTCTTTTGACTTGATTTTCTTAAGCTTAATTACAGTTTCATCCTTCACAATGTCATAAAAATATACTCTCATAGGCTGTTAAACTCCTTTCAGTATTTTATTCACACACAATTTCAATAATCCGTTCTATTGTTTCAAATACATATTTGCACTTACGACAAGCATAGCATCGTTTTATCTCAGTGCCAGATTTATTTATCTTTTGATGATGTGAGTACACATTACTATTGCATTTAGGGCATCGCATGAAATATCACCTCTTTTGCTAAAATATATTAGTTTTTTGGTTCAAATTATTTAGAATGTTTCTCTCGCAAACAAATACAAAAGAAAAAGACCCAGATTTTACTCTGAGCCTTTAAGTGCTTTTATGGTATTTTCTAACTCTACAATTTCTTTTTTCATATCGTCTAATTGTGTTTCTAAAAAACATATTTTTAATATTTTTAGTGCATTATCGTCAGATTCTAAATCTAATGCATTCCTATATTTTGGATTATCATCTAAAAACGCAAATAAATCACACTTTTCTATAACATATCCTTCTTTTCTCGAATGCTTTAGTGATTTAAGTTGTCCACTTCTACACCATCTTCTTACTTGTTCTTCGGATACATTTAGAAGCTTTGAAATACTTTTTATTGTGTAATTCATAAATACCATCACTCCTTTCATTATAGGAGATGTTATTTACGCGGACAAAATCAACTCAGAATATGGAAGTTCCTCAATCCACTTACAGAATTCTTGCCATTCATCCAGCTTATGATTCTTACGTGACTTATAAATATTCGCCAAAACCTCATAATTCATCATAACATTGCGTGTCTGGTTATAACTGCTCGGAAGAAGCTGAATCATCTGCCACCAGTATTTTTTACGTTGAGCTGTTACATGTTTTCTTTCCGAGTCTGTCAAGTCAGCTCTCTTCAATTTTTTATCAGCAGCAAGATATAATCTCCTAGCAAAATTTAATTCTGAACAAATATCAAGTTCGAATCGATGCTTATAATAAAGTGCTTCCTCACCGAGCAATGCAATATCTTCACTACCAATTTCACATAACTGATCTGTTGAGAAATCCTCTATCGTAAACTCTTTCTCAGCAATCGTGCGCATGGTACTACAGCCGTTGGTAACAGTTCCGACTTTATAGGTATCAAACTCCTTCCACCAATACAAAGGTGCTGTAATTCTCACATATACTGGCATCATTCTCATATACTTTCGCTGCTCAGTACCGGCGTTGGATAAACGCTGCATTAGAGAGCGGTCGTTTTCACCCAATATATATCTCGGATTACTACCACACCAATGAGGGCTAAACTTACAGGTTTTCCAGCATAAACCCTGTTCACATCCTTCTCTTGAGTCTTTTTTCTCCCAAGAGTTCATTAGATTTCGCATACCCTCAATAATAAACTCCATCTGCTCCGGACTCGCCAGAACTACGTGTTCTAATTTAATCATTTCTTCTTCGCCTCCTTTTGCATTTCTTTTCTAAATTATCAGGAACGTCATCTTCTCCGACCATGCATTGATCTATCTCTCCAAAATAATATGGACACCCATTGCATCTCTCATAATTGTGTTCGCCCATTTCCGGACTAACCATAGCTGTGTGCTCGATCTTAATCATTTCTTCTTCGTGACCTCCTCTTTTAGCCAAACTCTGATTCTATCGTTGTAAGTGTCGATTTTTTTAACTTCTCTATCTAAGTAATCTTTTGAAAAATGTTTCCATGTATCATGTTTAAATCCAATTGACAGCGCAGGATATATATTGTCCATAATAGTCACGTCACAACATACAGTTAACAATAGATCTTCCAGTTTAATCACCTTGCAGCCTCCAATTTTCCAAAATATACTCTCATAGACTATTAAACTCCTTTCCATATTTCCTAAACCACTCATGAAACTCTTTAACGCAATCTGGGCACAAGTCATAATAACTAGAATTGTAAGTATCTACATATTTGACCGATATAGCAGCAATTGCATCATTATCGTCTGGTCTTTCATAAAATTTATTGCATCTATCGCATTTACATGCCCTACTCATTATTCGTTCTCCTCTTTCTCTGAAATAGCCTTTGAGATATAGTCATTAAAGTTTGAGCCAGATGTATTAGTGCCCCAAACCTTCTTAGCTAAACACATAAGCAAACCAACTTCTTTTGAATATCTATCTCCATCCTGGCAGCGTACAATTGTTTTACTATCATCTGCCCAAATAACAATAGTACATGGTCCTGAATATATAACCTTCTTAACTTCTAATGATTTTCTTGACATATTATTTTCCTCCAAATTAAATAATCCTCCAAATGCTTTTTTGAATCTATCTTCAAAATTTGCCAAACCGCTGGCAATATATGATGATAATTCATTAGCAGAATAAACATCAAACGGCTTCGGTTTAAAGAACTGATCATATCGCATTGTTACTCGTTTCTGCTGCAACTGCATTTCGCGCGGTTTCATCCATTTGTCATGTACATATGTCATCCCTTTACATACAATACAATCGGGCACCTCTCCAGGTTTGAAGGATAACTTTACCATAATTGATGCGCCCACCAATACTCTAATGTTTCTTGCATCTGGATATCCAGCGTTTGCAATCATTGTGTCCACTATTTTAAATATATCCTCGCAGGTTAATAATTTTCTATCCAATGGTATAAGATAAGGTTTGCAAATATCCATCCAAACCTGATCATTCATGCATGTTGGACGTACATCAGCTATACCATATACACTGTTACTATTAATCACATCATCAGGTACACCAAATGCATCGTATACGCTATTACGTATTTTTTCTAATTCATTCTCATCTAAAGTTCCCGCTGTAGTTGGTAACAACTTTTCATTCATATTATTCATTCTCCTTTCTTGAAAAACGGAACCTGATCAACATCACCACCCGGAAGTGTTACGGATTGCATTACACACTTCTTTTCTTCGTCCCAATATATAGTATCGAGAATATGGTCAACACTTCTCTGAACTTTTTCATCCAGTAGCTTTAGTGACTCCCACGGTTGCAATCCAACCATTTTACGTAACTTAGTCAGTGTACGATATGACCAGGTCTTAAACTTCATTGCCATAGGTTCATGACTAAAATATATAAGCTGATAAATACCTTCCTCAGATATACCAATTTTAAATGGATTGCCTTCATACATCTCGAAAACATAATCACGAGAAATATCATTCAGTACAACATCTGCTGATAAATCCAATGCATCGCAAATATCTTCCAGGTCGGCAACCCATAACCACGAACCTTCAAACTGTACGAAATGAATTGGAAATCCATTCCAGTCTTCTACTTTTTCATTCATCAGTATTTTGTCTCCTTTCGCCTAATTGAATAAATCCATAATTTTATCCGCTGTGTCTGCCATTGTAGAAAATAAGATTTTGCTTTCCATAGATGGTGCCATGTCTGCAAATCTCTCCATTCTGTCCTTATAGTCAACTACAATATTCACCGGCGGTTTTGTTGGACACTTATTCATCTCTGCTAAAATATTCAAAGCTGCAATTCTTGTAATGAACATTTGATTTCGCTCGCTTTTATCCATGAATTTACTGCTTTTTTGCCATCCAGGATTTTTCACAAATGTTACATATATTTCTTGCCGTATTGTTTTATACATTCCGCCGGCTCCTTTCTATTTCTTGTCTTTCTCTTCAAACTTAACTGGTTTGTGAGAATATAAATTAGTTGGCTCGTGCAAACAAGCATTGCAAATGTCAGCATCCTGACTTTCCTTTTCATGCACACATCTTGGACAATATACGTCGAAACGTACTTCTTTGTATCCATCCTCGTTCATTATTTTCTCTCCTTTGAATAGTCAACAAACTGCATGGTAAACTTGAATTTTGTAGGGTCATTTTTATCCTGGCTGACAACCGGTTCAAACTTCTCGTAGTCATCTCTGCTATGTAGGAACATACATTCCTTCAAATAACCTTCCTGCTTTAATGAATCTTTGATTAAAAAACACTCTTTAATCTGATTCAAAGAAACAAACCCCCACATATGAAACATTCTTCTAAGCATAATAATTCGTGAATTAATAAGCCTTTTGTTGTACTCTGCATCAGGTGTCCACTCTGAACTGGTCTTTCTTGAAAAAGTAATTGTCTTTGTTACTGTCTTCATTTGAAATATCCTCCTTTACTTTTAGACAAAAAAATAAAGAGAGTGAACTGTTGGATTCGAACCAACGACCTCTAAAGTTTCCTTTAGCGCTCTCACCATCTGAGCTAAGATCATTCTCTTCATTATAGTCAATGTTTTTTACGCGAAACTATTTACCCATTTAGTTTCGTTAAATTTTTTCTTTTGAGCTAATGCTCTTCCTATAGCCAAATCTATCGGCGCCTTGCTCTTAAGATGATAATAATATAAATCTATAAATGGGGTGTTGAGTCTGTCTATTCTACCAATTGCCTGCATCATTGTCTTATATGAATAGTTCTGGCTGTAAAATATAATTGTGTCAGTCTTAATGCAATTCCAGCCCTCGCAACCTGCAGTATACTGGACTAAATATGCCCAGTTATCTCCTTCTGGTAATTCCTGATGCTTATGACCATTCCATTCAGCTACAGTACATAGCTTAGGTAAATACTCAAGTAAAATATCACGCTCATAATCAAAGTTGTAGAATATGATTGCTTTCTTACGCTCATGCAGAATATCAATAATACTATCTATTCTTGATAAATCACCATTCACGCATTTTCGTAACTCATAACACAACTCTGATGCATTCTGAATAGGCTCGTCCTTTGTATAATTCCACCTGTTCTTTTGGATATCCTTATATGTGTCTTTATTGTACTCGACAGAAATATAAAGATGATGTTGAACTGTGTGCCTTTGAACATCCATATTAACTAATATACTGTCTCTTAGCCTAATCAATCGGCCGATATCAACATATCTATCAATTTTTGGATAACTAGAGAATGCAGAATATACTATATGTCTTCGATTAAATTCTGTTCTATTCTTATAAAATCCATTTGCTATAAATATCGGAATATAATCCGGCCATTTATCTCCAGGTGTAGCAGTAAGCAATACCCATGTATTATTTCTAGCTATTTTAATAAAACTCTTTGCCCATGTACCTCTACCTACAGTTCGTTGCTCGTCAAATATAAAGAAAGCATTTTTAACTTCTGTGTATTTATGTATGTTATTCCAACTATCCACCACAACAGTATTAGAATATATGTTTATGCTTGGGTCTGTAGATAACAGAAAGTTAATCATATCGCCATCCCATTCACGAGTATCTCTTTTATGAGCTGTAGTGATAATATAAAGGTCAGGGGGATTGCCCTCACCGTCATCTGGCATTGGAATATAATAGCCTTTGCTAAATATCCCGCCATTATTGTAAAAGTAATATGCCAGAGCGGTGATAGACTTTCCCGAACCTGTACCACCATTTAAGATACAACCGTTTTTCATCTTATAAAGAGCTTCTTCCTGTTCTGGCTTCAACTGAATACTCAATAGAATCAGCTCCTATCATTTAATTATCAAACTCATGGTTCCACTTAGCTGCAAACTTGTCCTCGTGAATCTTGACATACATTGTTCTCAAATATGCCTTGATGCCTGCGCCTCCCATCTTGCTCTCCCAAGGTGAACCAGAAATAATCAAGTCTGCAGTAATAATCTCAGCACTGTCAAGTAAGCATACTGTATCCTCTGTAAGAATAGTTCTTCCACCTGACTCTGTGAACATAGTAATCTTTGGTGGAAATGGGTCGAAACGTACTGCAACAGACAGATAATATGTAGGCTCCTCTGCATTTGCTCGCTCCTTGATGTTCCATCCGTCTGCTTTAAGCTGCATTGCTAATTCTGGGTCAATAATTACTCCGAACTGTCTTGTTCCTTCCGGTGAATAATCGGTCTCTTTTCCACTGAAATTCCTGAATCCGAATACTGCTCCTTCAATCTCTAAATCGTTTGGTCTGTTTGGTCTACTCATTGTGATTCTCTCCTTTTTCTTTTAATGTTTTATATAAAGATGCCGAATTACCAGCACCCTTTACAACTATTTTTAATTGTCTCGCGTCTACGAGTTCATTTACTGCATCCATTACATGCCGTTTTGATGTACACGAAGATCTAGCAATTTTTTCTAATGAAATTCGGGCATACCCTTTATTCTGTTCCTCGGTATCAATAACTGACAGTACCTTTGAACGCCTCAAATCTTTTCTGTCATTGCCCAATGTTGCTATCTCCTATCTGTACTTCTTATTCTCGGCGACTCCATATGCATAGCGTCCTGAAATCTGTGCAAAGACATTCAGCATTACCTCGTGTTTCTTGTTACTTCTCTTGCTTCTCTGTGCATGTTTTGATCTTGTTGCCATTATTTTCATTCTCCTTTACTTTCATAAAATATGGTGTTTGTTTAAATTTTGCTCGAGCTGTAGCCGTCTTTTCATCATTTTCTTTTCCGGCCTTAGTTAAATATTGTAAATATCTTTTATTCATTGTTGCTCCAATAGAAGAGGACCCAAGCGCTCGAACTCAGGTCCTCAGAAAATATAAATTAATCGGTTACAATTGTGATACAGTTTTTATTGTGGTTATAATAGTATAGGTTATCGCTTAAAATATCAGATGGGTCAAGTGTACCATTAACTTCTCTAATCGTTTCACGGACACCTCTATACAATGGGTTTGCCGGAAATACTATTATCTCATATATGCTCGATGGAATAATATACAAGTCCATTCCGAATGAAGCTAATAGCTTTTTATTCAGTATGGTCCTAGCTCCATAGCATCCAGCGCTGTCTGTAAGAACATTAAGAAACATGTCGTCAGGAAGAACATCACTAGAAGACTCTCCTATCAGGTCACATAAGCTTAGCACTCTGAAATCTTCCTCATAAATATTGTTCCTTGCAGCATAATCCAGTTCGCCAAGCGATAAGTTAAATTGTGTCATTATTTCATTGCTTACTGCAATGCTTCCATGGCATTCCATAATCTTGTCAATGGTTACTGTGAATCTGTACATAATAGCTAAATCCAAATATCTGCGATGAGGAACTGTCTGCAAATATTCCTCGTTCATTTCATAGTTTATAACAACACACTTTAGATTCTCCAATATCATGTCACGGTTGATGCTTAAACGAATATCAGCTTTTGCCTTATCGTATATGTTAGCTATCATTTCAACGCCATCACAAACACTAATGGTATTGTCTTCAATATCCTCTATAATATCGTCGATGTAGATGATAGGAGCAACTTCAAAGTTGTGCTTATTGTAATGAATACTGATTCCTATCTTCTTTTGTGCATTGTTTTTCTTGTAGACAGTTACGTCAACAATCGCATCATTAAATATCTCTGAAACTCCGTTTTTAAGTACCTCAATAATCTCTTTTCTAGTCATAAGTCTTATCTCCTTTACTTTTAACCTCGGCTTAAATATAACTAGCCATTAATGAACCACTCTATATCACCAAATTCAGAAATAGTAGAAACTGCGTCATCTACTAACTTGTTGTAATATGATTTATCAATGTCATCCTCCTTTCCGTTCTGTTTGACTATTTCTGACTCTAGCCAACGGTAACCCTTTGTTCCGGTAACAGCACTGTATTTGTCATCACGTTTACATACAAGTGTTCCACCACCGCAGCCAGGCTTAATTGGACAGAACAATCCAACTTTTCCTACGAAAATATAATTATGGCCAGCCTCGATACGTTCTCTCAAGCTGGCACATTCATTCTCAAACAAAGTATCCGATAGCTCGCCTTTCTTATACTTTGATTCAAGATTCTTAAATTGTTTCTCTTCCACTGTAACATCAGGATATGATTCATTCATGTCCAAATATATAGGACCTACAGCAGAGTTCTTTGTTTCACACATATCATTGAACTGTATAGGTTCTTTACTGAATAGTGTCTTAAATACATATGGCACTGCAAACTGCGTTCCAGTTGCCGTCCATTTTCCTGGGTCCTCAGGATCATCGTCTGCAAGTTTTGCAATGTACACAGCATTATTTACTAAGCATATTCTGTCAAATATATGCTCAACCTCAAAATCGTAACCGTAACGTTTTCCTCTTTCAACAATAAAGTTGAGAATATAATCGTCCGGATTAGCAATTTTAATTGAATCAGTCTTGACATGAATAACCTTATACCCCTGCTCTTCAACCGCATGACGCAAATCAATCATAAATAGAGCTCCTCGTTTTGCCACAATGTTATCTTTATTACGAGGGTCTCTAAATGGGTTCTCAAACTTAGCAGCTGTCAATCCATATACTGAATTAATTGCTATCTTTAATGCCTGAGCCAATGCTTTAGCTGTACTCTTATCGTTCAAGTACTTAGCAAGTTTTCCTCCGAATGCATCCCGTACGGCATCGTACTCGCCATGCTTAATATGAATACGAATATCACGAATTTCTTTATACTTCTTAGTATATTCTGGTCCAAATGAACATTCATCAATAACTGAGTTTGGGTGCATAGAACCGACATCTTCTGTCTGCGAACGTCCATACATTCCAGGACTAGCCCATACTTCACCACCTTCGCCGACTTCTTCCCCTCTATACGTGGACTTTCCAAATTCAAATTTGTATCCTGGAAAATATGGTAATAAGCTTTTTCCAAGTGGTCCATCAAAAGGTTCAGCCATCATTTCAGGCTTTGCTTCTTTTAAGAATGCAAGTACATCATCCGGGAGCTCTGTCACTGGCTGTGATAAGTCTCGATACATGAACTGGTCTTGAGGATGCCGATTACGTCCAAATATAAATTTAGTTGTCAAGCTATTCGTAGTATCGTTTACTGTACCACCTGCTAACTCTGCCAGAATTTCTCTTGCTGTGAAATCACCTTGGTTGGCTTCAAACACTGCTTGAGTTGCAAGAACATCATCGTCACAATACTCAGCAACTTTTGTCCATAACTCCTCAGGTACTGGCTGGTCCCAAGGCAATCCAAGTTCGTGATGATGTATTCCTAGTGCAATCTCCCATTTCTTAAGAGACTGCTTCTTTGCACAGAAATCATAAACATCAGTATATGACAAGTTATAAGCTTCACCAAACATACAATTGGCACTTTTACCGATAATCCTCTGTGACAGGTTAAATAATTGCTCATTATCATAACCCATCAAGCGTGCATACATAATATGATTATCGTAGCGTCTACAGTTAAATCCAACTAATTTGAATTTAAGCACCTGCTCAATATCCTGTGGTGTTGGATTTATAAGCCTGACAACAACATCTGTGTTTCTACGTTTGTAGTTAACAATAAATAGATTTGGGAATACCTCCACATCATAAAATACAAGCTCGTCATCAGAATATCCTTGGTTGTCTATTGACACTTCATCGGATTTGAATTTCATCTTAGCAACAAGCTTAAGACAATAATCAGATTGATGTGAACTGTTAACTGCGAAAGCCATTATCGCAGGCCTCATATCTGTTACATCATACTTCATTCCACTGCTGTAACATTCTTCAAGCTTAGAATATATGAAATCTATTGATGGCTTTGTTGCGTTATGAATTTCTTTGTTGAGATTACGTATTATGAATTTGCGCAACCCCTTTTCGCTTTTTATGCCTTCAAAATTAATCACTTTATCTCCTTTCTCTTTCAAAGGAAGATTCGAGTTGAGAGTCGCAATCGGAATATCATTACATTTGGTCAGCTTTCTTCTTAGTGATGCATTTGCCGTAAATACCTTTATTTCAATATCATCACTATAAATGCGACTAAGAGCAGAAGTGTCTCCGTCATAGATATAATGCAGATGAATACCAGCACCGCCTTTAGAAACCTCAGCATATGTCCTAGGCCACTTGCTAGCAGCTTTAATATTTCTGTCATACGACTTCTCTCCTTTCTCATCCTTTAAATCAAAATCAATCACAATATGATTTTCCGGCAAGTTCACATAATGTAATTTGTGTGTATCAAGGTCTTTGAGCTTTGTCTTTACGTTATCCCATTTGAATGTAGGCTTCTCATCTTCGTTGCCATACTGGGCCTGACAATCTGCACAATACTCATCGAGTAAAGATTCTGTACAATTCAATTCCAATATAGGCTCCGGTATTTTTTCAAGTTTGTCGCCCGAATATATAAACTTGTCTAATTTGAAGCCTTCGTAATAGTTCCTTACTCTCTCACCTTGGTCTAGCAACGCTCGCTCGTTAAACGTTGCAAAATAGTTTTTAAGCTCTTCTTTAAATAAAAGTTTCGATAATGGATACTTCACATTTGAATCATCGCAATATGCCTTATACATCTCATATGCTGCTTTTAGAGTTGTACTATTCTGCCTTTTGAAAATGTCATATGAATCTAATACATAGTTGTAAAAGTCATTAGATGCGCCCATCATGCTCGTAGGTACATAATTGTTATAAGCATCTGGATTATCCAAATATACATATTTGCAATGATAGGCAATCGCTCCAAGCTCGAATTTGACCTGATTCATAAGAATATCGTATCTTTTTGTAGGAATTTTGTTTCCAGTCGGTGACACATCTATCAATCGTCTTAATAAACCAGACTTGGCATCCGTTATCTTAACCGGCTTATTCGTGCCCATAAATAAGAAACTGTTAAACCTATTAACATAAGTTGATTTGAATTTCTCATTTACAGTCATTTCCTCATGTGATACGACTGAATTAAGTCTAGTGTTGTCTTCAATACGTGAAAGATCACCATCATGCTGTATTGCAATTAATGGATTTGCTTTAAAAGCTTCCAACGCGAACGCATTAGAAGAAGAGCCCAACACCTTTGCATCAAACACTGCATAATATCCGTCGAACATGTCCTGAACAATATTTAATATAGTTGATTTACCTGTTCCTGGAGCACCATACATGACTATGAACTTCTGAATATTCTTAGAATTACCAGTAACAATTGCTCCTATAGCCCATTCGAGCTTATGACGTTCTTCATCAGAATATAAAGTACCGATAATTTCGTCATATGCATCAGTAGGCCCTTTCTTAAGTGGATACTTGAGACGCTTACTAATATAATTCTTCTTAGTTGTCTCAGTGTTTGCAAATGTGATTGTTTCGTCTAGCGGATGATAATTGTCTCGCAATTGCTTCTGACAATATTTATGCCATCTATCAATGCTCCCTGAATCTGAATCCCACAAATAACAAACGCGAGCAGGCTTTGTACCCGTTCGCGTTTCATAGTTTTTTGCATATTGTTCTAATTCAGAATCGATAAGATTAATTAATACACCTTCATCAGTTGACCATAGTTGAGTGTAATCATTCCAGACAGCATAAAAATCACCGCCTCGTATCATTAAATCATCAAAGCTTGACTTAATTATAAAGGCCGGATATATCTCAAGACCTATTTTAGTAGACTTTTCTTTGATTTTTATAAAGTCAAGCATATTTTATTGTCCTTTCTGCGGTCTTATTCTACATAAGCTCCATCAATCTGTGTAATCTCGTAGTCTGCTTCTGTCTTGTCATTACGAATATATAATGTATCCGTCTCATACTCGCCCATTCTGTCAAGCATATCATGGCTTCCCATAATCTCCTCAATCTCAATAGGCTCGTCATTCTCATCTGTTAAAACATCATTGTTGTAGTAATTACATGCGAGCTTGTCGTATCCATTTGGCTCCATATACGCCTCTGGTGTAATTACATATGGTAAATCTGGTTCATTTGTTGCTGGTGAAGAGTAATTGCTACTCTTGATAATATCTGAATATGCTCTCATTGCTGATGTCCCCTTCCTTGTCTGTTCTGTTTCTGCTGCTTCATCTGGAATATCATTGTTATCAGGAGTTTCTCCCTGCGGTTTCTCTGCTTCTTCTAACTTCTTATGATATACTACTTTTACTGATTCTATCTCCTGATTGGAAATATCCTCATACTTCTTTTCTACTAATTTGTTTACAACAAGTCCACCTGCTACGAATCCTGCTGCAAATATAATTACTTCTTTAATACCCATAAGGCTACTCCTTCCATACTAAATATACGGTCCTTCTACCATAGTCGATGCACTCAGAATGTGAATCCATATAAATATCAATGCATTCTCCTGCCTCAATAGTACCTACATGCCTTCCTTTTACAAGTGAGCTTCTTCCCCAACCCGTGCTCTGTCCATAACCAGTGTCGTGAAATGTATAATCACCCATATAGTTGTAGTTGCAATCGTACAATTCAACTGATTTGCCAATCCATTCGGATTTACCAGCTAATACACCAAGTCTCGGTCTAGTCCCATCTGCGCAATATGGGTCGCCGGTGTATGCAGTCGATTCAATCTGAATATAATTCGGTTCTGGTTCTTCATATGACTGCTCAACAACTATTTGCTCGTTTTCAGAAATATCAATAGGTTCTGTTTCAGCTGTAAAATCAATAGAAGACAGTATACTCGTAACTCCAGCCGTGAGTTTTGAGTTTACTGTCTCCTCTGCATTAACAGTGGTTCCCTTTATTATACCAATACTGAGTACCGCTGCAAATATAAAGTTTTTAAATTTCATTCTGATATGCACCTCCTAGTAGAGTTGTAGTTTCTTATTACCACTCGTTAAGCTCTCGGTCCCAATCTTCCCAGACATCTCCGTCACAATTGAACTCAAGAGCATAAAGAGTATTGCAATACTTGTCTTTATCAAATATGTTCTTTACATCTGGCGAAATATCTTTGTCCCAAGAATGTATCTCACGAATGCCGAAGTCTATGGTATTATCACCATCCGGATTGTCCTTCTCAAATTTCCATCCGAAACGGTAACCTGCTTTTGTCTTTGGCAAACCTAATCTATCACGTACATCATTCAAGATAACACGACCATTTGCTGTAAGGTCACAATTTGCTAAGTTTTGTTCCCCAAGTAACTTTGAATAGTTATACTCAACATCTGGAACCCATTCCGTAGAAGTATCTTTACAGAATATAACAGTAAGAGTTCTGTCAAGAGGAGTCTCATCACCTGCTACTTCGATCTCTTTTGTAATAGTTTTAGCCTTGCCTGAGCCCTCATCAATAACCTTCTCCTTAACTTTCATTGTTGATGTTCCAAACATAAGCTGCTTATCCTCATCCGCACCATACTTTTCTACAACTCTAGCTCTGTATTCATCAAAGAGCTTCTTAGTAGTTGCATATGCAGCTCCAACCAGTGCGTATCGTTTCATCATGATTTTGTATGATGTGACAAAGCTTGCTATAGATAATCCACCTAATACAATTGATGGAGCATATATTCTGAGAAGTCTTCCTGCACAACCAGCGTAAGTCTGTGCTACAAATTTATTGTATTCATTGTCGTCGAATGACGCTCCTTCCTTTAATTTAAGCTCTCCATTATGTAATTTCTTGGCCTTGTCTAAATTATCTTTTGTGTCATCGATAATATCCTCAAGATTGAGTGTCGCTTTGCATGCAAGAACCGTACTTGTAATACTTCCTGCTACTCCAAGGGCTACAAGAATCTCTGGAGCGTGCTTCTTCAACACAAATGATGTTGAATTAGCGACTGTTTTAATGCTTGCTAATAAGTTCATTATTAATCCTCCTATGCTATCTTAATTCTAATTCCATCCGTTTTATTTGAAATAATTGCAGAATATATATCTGCCATGTTCTCTAATTGTCTACTAAATTTCTTTGATGATTCATTTAAAATATCATCAAATTTGTCTGACGCCTTATCTGCAGCTTTCTGTGCTACATACTCTTTTAACTTATCGGCATCTATTTTCGCTACCTCATCAGATATAGAGGCCGTGAGTTCTTTTCTTATATCTGGAGCTGCAGTATTAATTTCTTCTTTTACCTGTTTGTGAATATCATCTTTTATATCCATTACAGCCGATTTTACCTGCCTTTGAACTTGAATATCAGTTGCTTTTTTAATAGCGGCATTGATAATAGTCTCCGGTATTGCCACATCAATATCTGACGAAATATCATCTATTCTTGAATCAACTTTGTCACATACTTTCTTAGCCTGATATGTTACACATACTGCTACTCCGGTTGCTATGGCACCAACAGCAATGCCAAATATGCCAAAACATTTTAATATACTGTTTGCCATTATTGATCCTCCTAAATATAATCAAATATTGTCATCTGTCTGAACTCAACAGGTTGACTATTGGTTTTCTTCTTTTTATCAAACCTGCCATCAGACTGAAATTTCTTAAATATAGCTACAACCTGGTATGTCGGCATCTTATATACTCTTGCCTGCCAGCTCATGCTATCTGGATATTCTTTAGCTATTGCTTTTCTCATTTCTGTAATAGAAATAGAACTCATAGAATATCACCTCTAATCCAATTTGTATGCTCTAGGTAAATCGAGCAAATACCCTTCTGGAACACGCTTTATCTTCGCTCCTGACAGATTCTCCCATCCGTACTGGGTATCGATATATGTTCCTGTAATGTCAACCATCTGATATAAATCAGAAACATATGCTCTATGGTATCTATCAATCTCCTCAAGAAGCATGTCCAGAATATATTCAGCGTCTCCTTTACTCTCTAATATGATGGTTTTGTAGTTGTAACCGTCATTCTTTAAAGAATATGTTTTTGCTGCAGTGGTCTTGCCAGAACTTGATGAGTTGAAATATCCACCATAATTAAATACAGACCCTGTCCTGCTTCCTGACGAACTCCTTCGCGTTGATCCATTTAGCAGCATTGACATACAATCCAAGAACATATTTTTCAGTCCAGGGATTATAAGCTCGTTAACCGCATAGCTTTTTACATTTGAAATATCCTCACTAAGAAATGTGTCTGAGAATTTCTGGCCTAGTGAACGATTTTTAGCTATTACTTTGCCAGTAACAACTTTCTTCACAGGTTCTTTTTTGGCCTCAGCCGTTTTTGACTTGTGAGAATTTGACTTGTACTCCGACATTAGTCTCTCCTTTCTTTTTACAGAAAAAATAAGAGACCTAGATTTCTCTAAGTCTCCCTTCTGATAATTAATTCTGGTCTACTGTTGTGTCATTGCTTTCTTCTGTTGAAGTTTCGCCATAGTCCTCTGAATCATCGGCAGGTGTATCAATGAAGTCCACATCAACATAATCCTTATCCTTATTAGTAAGCCTCTTGTATCCAAGTGCTCCGGCTACAACACCTAATACTGCAACTCCAGCTACCTTAGCCGCTTTTGCAATCTTCGGATGTTTCTCCGCTGCTGCTTTGATCTTTGCTACTACACTAACTTTGTCTTTCATTTCTGTTTCCTCCGTTTCTATAATCTCATCGTCGAATCTTTCCAATTCGTCCATTGTTACTTCCTCAACTTCCTGATTTTTGTTTGACATAATATAGTCTCCTTTCTTTTTTATCCTATAATAGGCAATGTTTTTTACGCGAATTATCTGTCGTAATTATGTACAGGTCTTGCTCCATAGTCCAATATCATGGTTGGCTTCATGGTATCTGGGTCTACATATGAATCAATACGAGTATCTATCATACCGCGTTCTGCAGAAAATCCCATATCATCGCCATATGGCACTGGATCTACGCCAATAGCTTCAAGCCATTCGTTAAACGACTTGTAATACTCGTTTCCATACGTCATGTCAAAGTTCATATCATTGCGAGCCTTTTCTATTTTATTTACGGTGCTCGTGAATTTCCTTTGTGACACGGCTTCGAAGAATTCACATTCATCACTGCCATTAATTATGATACTTGCCGATATAGGCTGCTGCGGTTGTTTCTTCAAATTATCCTCGTTTACTGCTTTTTGTATCTCGCGTTCTTTCTCTTCTCCGATTATCTGAGCAGCTTTTGCCTTGTAATCAGAAAATGCAGACTCTGTAAGCTTACATGCCGCTGTCAGAGCTACTTCTTTTTTATGAGAAATATTATTTGCTCCTATGATGCAGGCAACTGTCAATCCTCCAGATAATATTGCTGGGATATAGCATTTCCACGTTGCTTTCATAGACTCCCAAACTGTGAGCTCAGTTCTCTCAACCACATTTTCGCCCGGTTTATTCATCGGAGTAATTGACTTTGCTTTCTGCTCCTCAGCATCAGCTATAAGAGTCATTGCTTTTGGTGTTGCTTCTCCGACAAGAAACGCAGTAGTGAACACCCCAGCCACTGCAATACCTGATAATATCGTTGAGCTATTTGCTTTTGTAAAATTAATCGCAGTCTTCGCAAGACTCTTTATCCTCTGAATCATGGTTTAATCTCCTTTCAAGGTCCTCGATGCGCATGTTCAACTCCTTTACCTCCTGCTGAGTAATAAAATGGAGACCTGTTGACGCTAAAAATGCAAGTCCAAGCATCTTGATGCATTTTCTGTGTCTGTATAAAGTCTTTGCTACTGAGTCAAATGCGCTCACTACTACTTTTGTTTCAATTGGTGTCATAATATAATTCCTCCTTAAATATAAAAATAAGAGACCTAGATGTCTCTAAGTCTCTGTGTAAGCTATTGTTTATTAATTATATAAGTTCTTGCTATTGTTACAGCATCTGCAAGCACAAGTCCTAATAACATGCTTCCAGCCGTTCCCAATACACCACTCATAAATCCCTTAATGTATTCATTATGGTGCACTGTATATGCTGCCACCTTTAATCCGCTTGCTGCTTCTGTAATCTTGTTTATATTAAGTACCTCCTTAAATAATTCTAATTAATAAGCTTCTCACTATAGTCCATGTTTTTTACGCGAAAAATAAGAGGAGTCTTAACAGGCTCTTCTTTCTTTGCTAAACGTTTTGTAACCTCTTTTTCTATTTTACTCTCGTTATTAATCTGAGTTGATAGAGCTGTAAGTGCTCCAAGTAGCCCAATTGCTACATAACGTAAAATATCTTTTTTGTTCATTACGTTTACCTCCTTTCATCTTAGGCTATGTTTTCTACGCGAGAAATTATCACTTAACCAACCAGATTTCCGGACGAACCCCAAAAGAGTACGAAGCGTAGTAGTAGCCCGTATTACCATTGCCGCTCACAATAGCGAAACGAGCCGAAGAAAATTCTTTCTTGGTAGCATTACGGAGCCATCCACACTCACACTCATTGTTATAATAAGCAACTCGATTGTATATCTGCATCATAAGCGGAAGCTGTTTGTCATTATCAGCATAAAAGTGATTTCTATTCCGCTTGTCGTCCCAGCCAAACATCTCACCTACTGTCGGGATAGTTACATCTGTAAGTCCTGCTCTAATCGAATAAGGCAATGTCCTTACGAACTCTGTATGTAACCATTCATTCAAATCAGAGTCTTCAAATCTGCCCTTATTTGTGTCTAGCTCATTCATAGGTCTCTTAGCTACATAATCGTCAAAAATAAGCATCACCTTATTGTCCGTAACCTTGTGTACTGTTGCTGTAAATTCTCCCAATCCATCTAACTTAATTGTTGTCTTATCTCCTATCTTAGCATCTTTTAAATCGGACTTTGCTGGTGCTCCGAATAATGCATATGCATTAACGAATTCTTTAATCGCAAGTTCGTCATTAATACAATACTCTTTCATTGTTTCTTTAGACTCTTTTTCGGCAGTCATTTCAATATACTTTCTGTACATTCTTTCTACTGTAGGCATGTCAATTCCCCTTGCCGATAATCCAATAATTTCTTCTCCCAATGTCATTTCTCTTTTACACATATCGTTAATCTCCTTTCAATTCACAAAACATAGAGACCTAGATTTTTCTAAGTCTCTAATTATTTACTTTTTTCTGAAATGCTGTATAAGCTTTACAATTCCGTAAATTACTAATCCTGCAATTATAACATCGCTAAAAGCTAATAGTACTCCTATAATACCTGCCACTCCGACTGATGCTATAGCTAATATTATTGCTAAAATAACAATTGCTATAATTACTAATATCATTAATGTAATCACATTGCTTACCTCCTTTCATTATAGTCCATGTTTTCTGCGCGAAAAAAAAAATAAAATAAAGAGTCATTGCTGACTCAATCTATGTAAGAAGAGTATAACGCTGTTTTCTATCTCGAGCCCTTACGTCTACACATTATGTGTTGATAGATCCCATGCTACTTAAATCCAGATGCATTATTGATCATAACGTTATACCAGCTGGAACTGTTTTTCTTTTCACTATAGTCCATGTTTTCTGCGCGAAAAAAAAAGAGCCCTTGTTAGGACTCCTCCTCTGACATTTCTTTATTATTTCTTAAATAATACCAATCTCTCGCTTTATAAATTGCGTAGCCTCCAATCCAAGGTATAGTAAATATACTTATATATAGAATCGCTAACCCTAATTTATGTTTGCTTTTCCATTTTTTGTACACTGAATATACCTCATTATTGTAACTTGCCCAAAAGTTCTTATAAGCTTTAATCATATCGATACCTCCATAAAATTTGTATTTACTGTGTCATCTTAGTCCATGTTTTCTACGCGAAAAAGAAAAAAGTAGAACCCGATTTCTCAAGCTCTACTGTTGTGGTGGATATAATTATTTATTGTTGTTGCCTCCACAGATTAGCAATAATGCAATTCCGATTAAAAGACCCGCAAAAATATAATTCATACATTTCACCTCCTTTTCACTATAGTCCATGTTTTCTACGCGAAAAAGAAAAAGAGAAGAAAGTGTATATATCACCGTCCACTATCTCTTGACTTGACGTTCTTACAAAATCCGTTACGCCCAACGGCTCGCACGATTCTATAGTTTAATCTATAGCATAATATACTTTTAAATATATTGTATAACCCTCATCATGTGTTATACTCGCTTCTTTCTCCTGTGTTCTTCTCATATTAGTCTATGTTTTTACCGCGAATTTTAAATAGGGCATTTATCAAATGCTGTTTCCCATGGCTGCCGTTTTAGTGGTTTCATCTTAAGTGCCCACATAATTTGTCTTATAGTAACTGTTGGATAAATATGATTCTGCGGAGGTCCTGCATGTTTTTCAAAATAATCTTTGAATCTAACCTGAGTATAAATATCATCAACAAGCCATGGGTCTAGCTCCGTCCAAGTTGTTGCTTTATCATCAGGATTATAACGTTGCTGAATAACAGATAATCCCTTATTATTCGATAAATATAAAGTGCATTTACTATATACTGGATGATTACATTCATATGTAATGCCATATCTATTAAAATATAATTGAGGCTTATTATAATGGTATCTCATAGATGGCAAAAAGTATAAGGAGCTGTAAAACCCCTTACGCTGGAATAAGTCCAATTCTTGTGTCATATTTTAAATTGAATTTCAGCAATCTCATCTTCATAGTAAATGCCTCAATAGGATTTAATCTGATAATGTATCTTTCACGCACTCCATTCTCATCAAATATTGTGTAATGAATAATATCATCTCTCAAACCATCCTTGTTTAAGTTCTCCAATCCGATTAATTCATAAAATTTATTCATAATATGATTCCTCCTTAAATATAGTACTTTTTTCTCATATTAATCAATGTTTTCTACGCGAAAAAAAAAGAACAGCAGTTAAGCTGTCCTTATATGTATACGGTTGCATTACTGCCGTCACTTTACATTTCATTCTGCATAAGGTTGTATGCGGTTTCGTAAATATCTTCTGCACTGACCATCTGGTCTTCGTACACGATATACTCAACACCATTGCACTCAAATTCGTATGCATCATATACATTGAAATCCTTTCCGAATTTCTCTTGCATTGCTGCTAACAAATATAAAGATTCAATAGTATCGGCATAGCCGTCTACGAAATCATCTGTATCAGATTCGATCTCTTTAACTTCTTCCGATTCAACTTCTGTAGTCTGATTTGTTTCAGTGGTTTCAGTTTTGCTTCCGCATCCACATAATAACATCATAACTGCCATTGCTGTTAATACTAAATAAATTGCTCTTCTCATAATAGTTTCCTCCATAAAAATTGTATTTATTTGTGTCGTATTAGTACTTGTAATTTTCGCGAAAAGAAAGAGCCCTTGTAATTAGAGCTCCTTTAAACCTTCAACTACCATTACTACCACTAATGTGATAATAGCGTTTGTCATTGTGGTGATTACTGATTTCTTGCTAATACTGTCTGCATAAGCCATCATCACGTTCTCACCATAATATTTTACTCTACTCATAATATTTTCTCCTTAAATAATCGTGTTGATTGTTCTCATATTATGAGTTGTAATTTTCGCGAAAAAATAAAAGGCCATGTATTATACACGACCCTTTACTTCGATTCCTTAACTTTTTACAGAATCTTGAACTTTGTAAGTACTTTGCTTGCTGCTGAAAGTCCTGGAATATGTCCATCGTTCTCAAATGCCATTGTCAGCATTGTCAATCCCGCTGTAAGTAATCCTACTCCAATAGTTTTTCCCGCATTCACCGCATGCCCAACAGCATCTACTTTAGCCTGTTTTGCCTTTGCTTTAGAATCTGCTGCAATCTTCTCTCTGTCAATTGCCTGTGACTCTGTTGCTAATGCATAATCAGACTCAATTTTCTGCTGTTCATTACGCACCTTATACAGGTCTGTAATCGCTCTTGAAATATTGGTATACTCATCGCTACCTGGTTCAACATTGTCCAACTCTGCTATTTGATTACTCAGAGCATCCTCCAATCTCTCCTCAACTGTGCAAATTTCCTCACTCATAGTGATTCTCCTTTCTGTGTTGTGTTAATATGTATCATTATAGGCCGTGTTTTTACCGCGCCTCTGACACATCCAAAATTATCTCTTTATAATCATTCAGCGACTCCATAGCTTTCTCATTGTCAAATGCAATCCAATAAATATAACTTCCATTTGGATTTTTCTGATAATTCAAACTTCCTACGTGATGTGTTTTGCAATGCATATCATCATATATAGATACCGTAACGGCTCCTACGGCAAAAGATAAAGCCATTGCAATTAACACTATGATTATTGTTGTACCCATGTGTTCACCTCCTTAAAGACAAAAAAATAAGAACAACTCGTTTTATCAACCCCGCCATTACGCGTTACTAACCCTATAGGTGCCGTAAGTTATTAATATTACGAACCGCTGTTCTCTCATATTAGTCCTTGTTTTTTTCGCGAATTTTAACGATACAAAAATATAATGATTCATAGGGTACCGTGTAGGGCAAAAATATAAGACCCAGATTTCTCCGAGCCTTATACACCATTAACTTATAAAATATTTGTTTAATATTGCACCTTTGTACATTGCTACTATCTCATTTACAATCCAAAGAATATCTTTGCCGGTTCTTACGTAATCTATAAATGATTCGTTGTGATAATCACTATAATAATATCCGAATTTGAATCCGTCATGTTTAATATTGACTATCAAGCCATACTTATCATTTGTTACTACATAAACGCTTGCTCTTATTCGTTCTTTTAAATTCTTGTAAACATGTTTTGTAATAATTGTTTCTAATTCTTCTGGCATAATAATTTCCTCCTATAATAAGCTGTTAATGTGCTTCATTATAGGCAATGTTTTCTACGCGTTATCTCTTATGTGATAGTAGCCAGAAAAACTTCCTATATCTGTCATAATACATATCACGCTCGCAAGGTATCTCTAATATCGTTTTTAAATAGGTAAACGGATATCCATTGGTAACTGCTTTGAAAATATAATCACCTAATACCGGGTCTGTACGATATGCAACCTCTTTTATTAAGTCCATCTTCTTTGAAATATAGTACATTTCTATTGCAGCATCACCAACATTGTCATTAAGATTGCAACATTTTATCTCATTTCCAGATGCTGCAGTGTATCCCCTTAGAGATAATTCCAAATATAGCTTATGCCATTCAGGATATTGCAGACAGAAATGCTTTAATTCCAAAAACTTGTGTTTGCTGATATGCCATTTGTTTCTTTTTGATAATTCTGACCGTACATCTTTACTCATTTCTTTTCTCCTTTACTATGTAAATATGAATTAACAGTAGAATAGAAAATGGAGTGCTATGTGCGGTCAATTTCCATTTATTACCATTTATTTCTAATCTAGGTTAGAAATTAGAGGCAAAAAATATAAATCCATGTAAAAACAGAGGGCCCTCAAATTAAAGAGAGTCCTCTATTATTATTTCCAATACCTGTCTCTTATACACATCTCCGAGCCCACGAGACCTCTCTACATCT